TCGGCGGGTGTCCATTTATTCAAATTCCCAAATGCCTTTTCTTTTGAGTTTATTTTTGTAAATGTTTTTTCAATTCTTGTGATAAATTTCGATCCACGATGGAACGTATATTTCTTAGTAGTATTCTTCTTAAAATATAAATGGAAGAGAGAATTTGCTCCTGAAATTGAAGATTTAACCCAATCCTCCGGCACTTTTGTAAGCAAGTTTGTTTCGGTTTCATCAGTATCGGTATATCTCAATGCTTTTTTTAGATCATCCTTTGAAATTTCTTGTTCCGGTGATATCTCTTTTTTGAGGATATAAAATAATAATGCGGCATAGAGACATTGTGCGGATTCCCCAAGTTTCGTCATGGCAGCGCCCGCACCTGATCCACCCGACGAACCAAAATCCTTCGTTTTCATTAAGTTGGTTACACTCATGTTTTCTATCTTACCATTTTTTAGGATAGCAGTCAAGAATTTTCCCTGTTTACCAGATTTTTGGTATTGCTTTTGTATACCCGAATAATCCTCTTTTTTTAAGAGTTTGAGGAATTCAGCAGGAGCGGTTATTATCGCTTTACCCTTGTCCGTTTCCAATTCGATAGATTTTTGTATTTTTTCCAGTAAAACTAATCCTCTTGTTCCACCGGATTTCGAGGACTTAGAAAGATCGCCCCAAGTTAACTTTGCCATAGCAGTTATTTATGGGTGATCTATATTCGATTAACGGTTAGAATTTTCTCTAACTTCGTCGAATGTATAAGTCTTCAAAATATTTCCATCTTCAAATACCGTTTCTAGCATTGATTCTTGTGTTTCCCTGTTAAATTCGGATTTTCGAATGGTTTTAATTTGTCCGCCTTCCTTCACAAGCACCAATTTGCCCGCTTTAGAATTCTTCCCAGGATCGGTCGCTGGTTCCTTATAAACGTCATGCCAAATACCATCACGCTGAATTGAGGAACATTTCAAAGCAAATTTCTGGGTATCCCTATCCAGTTGTTGTAGTAATCCTCCACCCATTCCAAATGCAATATTTGAAGCGCTGAAACCCAATCCAGTTATCGCTTCTAGAATATCATGAATCGATTTCGGATTGACGCCATCACCCTGAATGATCTTAACATAGTTCAAAACTTTATATCCCTTATCATTCACAATCGAACCAAATTTCTGTTCTAGGATTTGAATGAGTTTTGTAACAACTGTTTTTGGATCACCCGAGTCTGGACGAACAACAAGAGTAACACCAGATTTGATAACTTCCTCACGTAATTTATCGCCCCACAGCGACTCCGTCGCTTTAAAGATATCGTATGAGTCCGAGACACATGCAAAAATAGAACCTTCCTCCCCGTATGCGTTGAGCATATTTCGGTAAGCATCCTCTTCTCCATCTCTTCCCCATGAAGTCATTGTAGAGTGTTCACTTGCAGGAATTGAAAACCCCGCCATCTTCCCAGAAACTCCATAATATTTGTTTGCAAGTCTAACACCAGCAACAGTATCTGAACCCATGAAATTCACAAGGTGAGAAGCGCCTCCGATAGCAGACGATTCATAGGATGAAACGCCACGAGCACCAAAATCATGTAGAGAAAATGGAACTGCGTCGGTATTTCCTTCTGTCATATTGTGATAGTTTTCAAGCAATTTCTTAACGTGGAAACTGATAGTAGCGACTGTGGTTGGATACCAAACAGCGCGAACAATCATAGTTTCGAGGAAAGAAGCCACCCAAAATACCTCATCATCTGTACTTTCCAAAGAGAGCAAGATATTATGAGTCGGAATAACCGAACCTTCTGAAACTGCTTTGATCCTGATAGGGAATTTTCCACCGTGCTTGTTTACGATGTATTCCCAACCTTCTCTATTAAATGGTTCGCCATGGAGAGCAGCGAATTCTTGCGCCTCTTCGATGTGTTCCATTGTTACACGCTTGGTCAAGTATTTCTTCATGAAATATTGCAATCCAAAGAAAACAACATTCTCATACTCTCCACCCCTAGATTCCAAATATCCATAATACCCGTGAGCATCAGGTGGATACTGTTTAAAGTGGGAAAGTTTATAGGAATCCGTATCAAGGATTGGGTTATAGTCTTCGTCAATAAAGTCGTTAATAATGTTTTTTAAGTGATTTCTCATATTCATTGTAGTCCTCCTACAAGTTAAATTGTTCGGGTCAGTCTATCTTCCCCTAAAAAAGTATTTTCCAATATGGTAATGATCTTCGAATAGTTCACCACGCATTTGATAAAATTTGTTGAGTGGAACCCAAACCGCTTTGTCAGCGTCTGAACTTCCCTTAATTTTTGGTAATCCAACTTCATCGGTTAAATGGATGAAATAAGCATTTGTGATAACTCGTCCTCTCACCGATCTTTCTGGATCATCGAAAGTTTTCGAATCGACTATCGATCCTCTGAGTTTTCCGGGTGGGACATCAATTTTTGTTTCTTCTTTGAGTTCCCTGAGCATTGAATCTAGGACCCGCTCATTATTGTTTACGTATCCACCCGGGAAAGCGTATGTCCCTTTTCCTGGGTGCGCTCTGCGTTTTACTAATAAAGTGTGTCCCTTACAGAGCACGATAGCATCAGCGGTGTGATGAATTGGTCCACCATAAATCTCAGTTCCGTTTGATTTCCATAAATCTTTATAGATTTCAACATATTCATATTCACGAACTAAGTTTTTATACGTTGGACTTACGATAGAACCATGGGAACCTTCAAGTCTTTTGAATTTTTCGAGGAAAAGTATCGTTTGTGAGTCCAACCACTTATCATCAATGACACCCTCTCCAAAATATTGATTTCGGATTTGGGTGGCGTTAATTTCAGAGATGAATTTTTCACCTTCGACATGATCCCACTCTGGAAAGAAGTCAAAATAAAATGAAGTGTGGTCTTTCTTCTCTCCGATGATTCCAATTTTGCTATCAACCAACACTTCAGAATTAACTTGTTGGCGTACATTATCAGACCACAAATCATCATTATAAGTTTCGTCTTCTATTGGAAGGAAACTTATATTTTCATCCGGGAATGTTGACTGGATCACTTGTTTACGTTCGGTGTAGGTGAATGGGTTTCGAATATCCCGTGGTTTGTTTGAAGATCCTATAAAAACTATCACTTTTTTTGATAATTTCAAGGCTTTTTCTAAAGTTGTTCTGTGTCCCTTATGAAAGGGTTGAAATCTTCCAATGAAGACTATAGCGTCAAATTCTTTGCTATTCATGTCAGGCCTCCTAACATTCTGTAGGTCTTAGAGTCTATCTCTTAGATCGTATTTATTTGTACCAATATTATAACGGTTTTAAAGTGGTTTGTCAAGGGTTAAATTAAATCTTCCTCTGAAGTAACCTTATCTATTTCTTTATTGTTTCGAATAACATTATATGTTTCTTTCATAAAGACTTTTAAGTGCTCCAACTGCAACAACAATTCTAATTCATTTGGATTCTGATCCTGTGAATATACTATAGCGACGTTTGTTGTCGTTGATCTCAATTCGTTATATAAATTTTGGGTAGCTCTTCTAAGCAACTCTTTGTGTGAAAAATCTAACATGATTACTCTCTCCATATGTAATTAGGTATAGCACTAATATTATCATAAATGTTCGGGTGTGTCAACAACTTTTTTCGGTATGAGGTAAACTTTATTCGGCGGGACCCAAACCAGTTCATCGATTTACAAAGATCTTCCTTTGTAATAACCCGCTCGCTCTTTATAATGTCAACCATTTTTTGTGTTGATCCTGATATTTCTCTGGGTACTCTATCCACAAGATCGGTTATATAAACACTCATTTTTTGTATTTCATCTTCATAAAGAAGTTTTTGTTTCAAGTGCTCTCTTGCTCTACCAGATTGAAAATGTCTGACTTGAGGAAATGACAAATAGTAGTCCAATAATTCTAATGCCTCTTCATCACTTGTAAAGAAGTGCGCCGTTGGGTTCAATTCCCTATAATATGGAGCATCGTACATGATATATGGGCAACCGTTCATTAAACCGTCAGTAGTTGAAACGCTCCATCCTCCATATAATTGCTTTGGTGAAAATCCAACTCTGCATGTTCTTAGTTTTGCGTAGTATCCTTCTTTGTCAAATTTCTCATTTGTAAAATATGGTTCTGGCATTTCCCCGTTTAATAGAGGGACCCAGACTGTAAAATCCTGGCGCTGAACTCTTAATTTTCTCATGAGATTGACAAAATGGTTGTAATTTTTATAAGTGTCTGGTCTGTGATTAAAGACTATAATATATTCCTCTTTTGTGTCTCTAAAGTCGTCTATTATATCCTCTCTTTTTACACCCAAATGTTGAACAGTTAAAATTTCATCCAATTTTGAGATAATCTCAGCGTTAAAAGTCTTTTTCGCTTGTTCCAATACCAAATCTTTTTGCGCTTGAGTGTTTAAATAACATCGATCCATTTCTAAAAGTCCAAGCATGTTTTGATTGAAACAGTCGAGACTCCAAGTGACGATGTTATTAAAATCGAACCAATGACAATAACCAAAAATTGGTGGAGTGTGATGTGTCACATTGTACAAAGTATTTTTAATTTGGTGTGTATGTTCTGGGAGATGGGAAAAAACTAAATCAAAGTCGAGATCTTGACTAGCGAATTTCCGAAACCACTCTACGTCAAAATGACTTCGCATTGTGGGTGGATATGTCGGAAATGTTGTATAATGCTGACTTGCATTATGGAATAAAAGGGATTCAACCATTTTGGGTAAAATAAGATAGAAATATAAATCATCTCTAATCTTATTCAACTCAGTTATCATGTTTTTTATGACTTGGATGTAACTGTCTTTCTCTAGATCTTTTGAGAAAGTAATGTTGGGCCACACCAAGATTCGTATGGTCTTTTTAATGCTTCCGTCTTCGTCTTCAAAAAATTGGTCTAGGTTCATATTTCACACCATTCATCGTATAATCTGAATGTCCATGTCACGGTTCCATACTTCTAACTCAGTTCTCATTCGTCCATCTTTCCTCAGTTTTTCAAACCGGTTTCCTGCTTTTTTCTGCCACCAATTTAACATAAATTCCCAATGAAATTTGTGGTGGTTTACTGGATCGATTTTCGGTTCCTCTTGTCCCAAAATGACTTCCCTGGAATTGGAAAATCCGAGCGTTGATTGATAATATCTTTTCTGTTCTGTTATCCCTTTTGATTTTTTCAAAACTTCATTAAATTCTAAAATCAGTTTATGATCTTTTGGGAGAGAAGCACGAATAATAGAAATCATCTTATTTTGCGCTTTCATTTTCCTGCTCGATGCTGACGTTACTAATGGTTTCCCGTCATTTCGATCAATAAAATATTTCTCCAAATTTCGAAAATATTCATCATGAAGCATGGGTGCAAAATTAGAATCGGTTAATCCTCTGAATCTAACAAAGGGCTTCATTCCATCATATTGTGAACTCTGCTTCGTCGAACCATATAAACTCGTCGTTTCAAAAAGTGTTATATCACAACCATATTTTTTATTGAATGCTTCTCTGGTTTCATGACAGCAACACAATAGCGTTAACAGTTTTCCACCAATCAAATTGTATCCAAAAGGTTGCACTGGAACGATAATTGTGCCCATGTTTACATGTTCATTAAATCTGAACAATTCCGGCACACTTCCCAACCAATCATTTCTAGGTTTGCAATTTATGACGGGTGAACACAATCTAATAAAACCCACAACTTTATTTGTAGTGGTTTCTAATAAAATCCAGCGTAACATCCTCACGGGCGCACCCGCCTCAACGGGAGCGCTAGTTGTTATCTCAAGTAAATCATTACAATGTGAAGCGTTATAATATGAATCCTTTGAACAATCAATAATTTTAAATTTCATGTCTTTTGGGTGAATATCATATTCGTCAAATAAATCGTCTTCTAATCCACCCATTCCCAACAGCGGACTTGAATAATCCACCATCCTTGAAAGTTTTACCTTTCGCTGGTAATCTTCGATACTATTGATAGGACCATAATAATCTATAAAATACTGCGCCGCATATTCGGCATCACTCTTTTTTAAAATCATAATTTAGTTTTGTTGTATTGTCGGTTGTCGTTATCAAATCATCACAGCAAAACATTACTGTATCGTGCCAACATTGACCTTTCACGCTTAAACTTCCATCCAAAGGAACACACTCTTCCATAGTGAACTCGCCATCTATTATTTTTCGAGTCAAATCATTAACGACATGTACTCCACCGTCTAATAATTCTTTATAACCCGAATAGTATAACCCAAAGTTCTCTTCCTTGTTTGTGTCCTTCATTATACAAATAGAGTATAGTAGACCCATCAGTTTGACCTAACAACTAGGGACCAATATACAGTATGTCCACGCAAAGTGGTTTTACCATGTTGAAGAAAATAACCCTCTTCAAATTTTTTATCTACAATAATATTGTACAACTCTAGAGCGTTTTTGTCAAGTGAATAAGTGACAAAAAGATCAACTATTTTCGCTGAGTCGGTCCGAAAAATTTCATGGTTGATCTTACTCCACAATAAACGGAAATCCTTTTTTCCTAGATATTTTTCTACTTTGGGAAAACTCAGAATGTTTCTCGTTTTATTTCGTGTTTTTGCTGGTACATAAGGTTCGCAACTTGAACAAAATTCAAACTCTAGATTGAGTTCCGGTAAAGTGTGAACGTTGGTGTTTTTTGTGCAAATATTACATTCAATCATTATCTAAATCCTTTTCGTCGCTTGACATTTTCTACTACTTGTGTTGTTTCTTCCATTAGTTGTTTCGGGTCAACCGATGTAAATGATTTACAGTGTTCACAGTCAGTCATAAGGATATTTCCCCTAAAATTAGCAGACTCTAAATCATCATAATTCATTCCGGTTTCTGTGATTTCATTACAAGCTGTACATTTCATTTTGAATTGTGCGGGCATCTATTCTCCTGTCGATCCAAAACATTTAAAAAACGATCCCGCAAGAAAATAGCGACATTTGTCTTTAAACGCTTTGAAACCAATTTAAAATTCAGTTCAAATTCTTCGACTAAATCCTCTTCCTCTTTCTTAAAGTCTTCTATAATATCATCAGTGAAATCGCCCAAGATTCTACCAAAATCCTTTGATGTAACTTCTCCGATTTTACTAAGAACATTATTCAGTCGCTGTTCTGTTATAAACTCATTAAGGGTATTTATTATGGATAAAATACCTAAAGGCAGTTCTTTCAATTTTTTTTTACCCTTTTTGTCGTGTCGTTCTTTGAAAGCCTTGTTTTTGTGTTTTAGGATTATGCGCCCACCACACGCATGAAAGCGAGCGATAACCGGTTTCAAAACATGACCTTCTCTAATATTATTTTCAATGGGAGTTAATGTAAACATCTCAGAAGCGAGCGTTGGTTTATCATATTGTGTTTTTGAAAACTCCATCGCTTCCTCGAATGTTCCAGTGAACAAAGATTTAGCGAAATATGCTGAGGGCATAATTCTTGCGACTAATTCTTCTAAAGTGTCAGCATCCATGAAAAACCGCGCTTCCTCGTCTATAATCACACAATCAAAGAAAATTATTCTATTGTCCGGGTGATATTGAACTTCTTTTTGAACCAAAGAAGAAATTGGTCCAGACTTGCACCCCTCATATCTTCCACCGACAAGTTCCCCGTATAATTGTATCGCTGATAATTCGGTTGTATTGTGTAATCCATCAAAAAGGGTTTTTAACTCTTCTTTGATCGGATTAAGAGCATTTTGAAACGAAAAGAAATTATCACTCAATCCCAAGACGGCGCTTCTCTTTGCGGGAACAATTTTAAATTCACCATTTTTATCATATTTCAATATAACCGAAAAGTTGGAACCATGGAATTTTTCGCTCACTGTCCACATTATATCTGGTTTTGAGTATCCAAGTTTGTATATCTGTAAGATACACTTTTCCCTGGTTATATTGTCAATTGAACTATATCTTTTAAATTCTGGATGCACTTTAGTCATCATTAAACTCCAAGGTTTGGGTATTCGATGGAATCGAAGTCATTATACATTGGTGGAACAAATTCTTTCATCATTCGAACCAAAGTTTTCATAGTGATAGTTTTACCCACTCTTTTTGCGTTCCTCTCAACGATAGTATTAAAAGGTTCCGTAATAACAGTAACAATCTTAATATATTCTTTTGGGATAGATGCCATAGAACGTCGTCTAGATTTAGGACCCATGTGAGTCATATCAACAATGATAGATCTTCCATCTTTTACAGCAGTTCTAATGGAATCCCTTATAACTTCATCGAAAGGAAAATCACTCTTCCAAGCATCATCATAAGAGATACCTTTAACTTCAGAAAGTTCTTCAACCAAATTATCCCTTGAAATAATTTTTGCTTGAGTCGTTTTTGCTTCTTTTTGTGCATATGTCGATTTCCCAGAAGCGGGCAATCCAACCATAATTTTTACATATGGTCTATCATTAATATCGCCAGCGAAAGGACCAATATCCCTGTCAGTCAAAACTTGAATTTTAGAATCCAATTTGCTAATGAGAGGAGCAACTTTATTTTCAAATTGTTCCATCGTTTCAGGCGCTTCGTCTTGGTAATGTCGACCGGTTCCATCAGCAAGAGCAATTCCCAAAACAGTTTGTGCCAATGCTGGATTATATTGAAACATCTTATTGAAAGATTTTTCAAATTTTGTTTTGGACATTTTGAAGAGAGTCCCATGAAGAGCAATCGCCTCAAGAAGGATCTTTTTATTCACATTACTGTGTGATTCGGCATCGAACGGTTTAAAACGATCAAAAATCTTGTTTACAACGTCAACAGCAAGGTGAAAAGAGATACCCTCATGTCCAATAAATCTAGCTCTCTTTTTTTCGTGAACTTCTTCTCTTGCAAGGGGTTTTCCCAGGTCATGAAGGATCGCTCCAATTTTCACAATATCAAATTGATTATGAAATTTAAACTTCTCGAGCGCCTGTGTAACCAACATTGTATGAGTCCATACGTCACCTTCGAGGTGATAAGGATTCAAATTTTCTTCATCGTAGTGATGGTTCGAGTCCTTCATAGATTGTACTAATTCGGGATATTCAGTTTGAAGAAAAACAACCAATTCGGTCATATTCATTTGTTCTGTCCTTTCTTTAACCTCCATACCACTATTATAACAGTTTTATGTTGGTTTGTCAAGGGGTTCTTGGATCTTTTTCGGGTATTTCATCGTTCCATGTCGGGGGTAATATTTTTATATCACCGAGAACATTGTCACGTTTTTTCAACCATTTTGAAATAAATTCTAAAAATTCGTTGGTAGTAAATATGAGATAAACTTTCCAATTTGCTCCAACTTGATCGGTAATAAGTTCTTCGACTGATCGTCTTATCGATGAAAATCTACGATCAAAAATAGTTGAACCGTTTATAATACACCACTTATATCCGCTGAATAAAACGTCGTCATTATAACAGGAGTTTAAAGTGGCAACTTCACCCCTCATTTCTCTTGAGACAACATAGCAATATCTAAGGTCTATTGTCTCAAGAAGGAACATATTTCGGTCTGTAATTTGGACTATCTTTTTCATACTTAAATTAATTAAAATGTCGCATATGTGACAAATTATTCATAGAATATCTCTAATATTCTTCATAGCAAAATCCTAAATGTTTTGCCCCAACTCTCCGTACCAATTCCGGTTCTGTGACCACTTGGCAAAGGTTGAGGTCTTCTGGTTAACACTGATATTTTTAATTTGAACAGATTCAATTTCTTAACCTTCATATTACTATTATAAGGTTTTGTCATGGTGTCAACACAAAATAGCAACTTTAAATGTTGGACTTTCATCAAACCCATTGAATTTTTCAACTAATCTATGATCGACATCTTGACTATCAACATTCAGTTCATGCAATTCAACTTCGGCGAGATTCTTCGCCCCCTTGATATGATCCTTAGCGGCGGCGAATTCTTGCTTAGCACGGCCCTCTTCTGTCCAAAATGTTTCATCGATTCCAGTTGATCCATATCGATCATTATATTTCACTCTATACATATTACCAATTCCTAACTTTGTTATCTTTCCGGTTCTTCTTTCCATACTTATTTTTTGCTGTATGAACCGATGTTCCAGTGTTAAATTTAATTAATACTCTCACTTTATGTGGTTTCGTTTTCCTGTTTTTCATCTTCATGTACCGTATTTATATCGTCTTGTTCCTGTCTAAGTCTCTCAACAGTAGTGTCTATTAAGGACTTATACAAAAGACTGATAACCTTATCGTATGATCGATTAATACTAGTTTTGAATCTTTTTACACCATAATCACCCAAGATTTTCCTTTGGTGTCTTACGCTGTAAATATCACCCTTTCGTTTGAGTGGTAATAGTTTTCTCTCCAAATCCAAAACGACATTTATGAAATTTTCGTCTGGTCTTTGTTGAATAACCTCTACACAATATGAGTAGAGACTTTGGATTGTTGCTTCATCAATTTCTTGCCAATTTTCTGGTAAAAGTAATCTTTGAATTTCCAATCTTTTAGAAATCTTTGTTCGCCTGTTATGTTCATTTAGAGCATTAATTCGATCTTTCCGTTGTTGTTCGGATTCGTCAATTATTTTTTGTCCTTCTACTGTTCCGGTCATTTCTTCAACCTTTCAAACACCATTATACATGAATACACTATAAAAGTCAACCCGGCTACGTATAACCAAAAAGTTCCATCATCAAGTAACGTAACCGAGCTGTCCATTATAAACCTTAGTCGTTGCTGACTAGATCGTCAAAGAGCGCTAAATCGCTTTCAATATCGCTTGAGATATTAATAACTTCATTAGATGCTCCTGATTCTACAAGATCGGCGACCGAGGAACCCTCAACCGTTTCAGCAGTTGTTGCAGATGCAACTACCGCCCTCTCTTGTTCTACAGCGGGTACAACTGGATTGTTACCGACACCAAGAACTTTGAAAAGTCTTGCTTTAAGTTCATCATACGTTTTAAATCCCTTTGGATCAACGAACGGAAACAGTGGTTCTGCTTGTTCGTAAATCTTTTCAAGATCTTTATCGTTTTTCGTGAGTGTCGATGCACTATCGAAACATGAATCATCATAATTCCAATAACCATCTTTCTTAACCATACAAAGATTGAAGTTTGCTCCATCCCACAAATCGAAAGGATTTACGGGTGCTTTGCTTGGAAAATCTGGTTTCATAGCACCATTAATTTTCATCCAAATCTTTTTCCCAAAACGAAATTGGCGGACAGTTCCGTTATTTGATGGATCGCCATGGTCTTCAATGATGTATACATTTGCAACATAATGAAGTCGACGCTTCTGCTTTCTAACGATATCCTTATTAGACTCAATACCAGTATTCCACAATTCTGAGTTATACTCTGAACATGGATCGGCATTTCCAAGCGTGTTTAGGGATTTCTCGACATAATAACCCTTTGCTCCTTGAAAGAAATGGTCCCAATACTTTACGTACGGCATATCTTCACCAGCGGGTTCGGGTAGGAACCTGATTACTGCGGTTCCTCGTTCCTTCTTTTTGTCAACTGTGAGTTTCCAAAAATTGGGGTCGTCATTGTTGTTTTTTGACTCCTCAGCGGTTTCAATTTTCCCCTGAAGTTCGTCAAATCTTTTCTTGCGGTTTTTCTTGAGATCGGCAAATCCCATAGTGTTTACTCCTTGTCCACATTCACATAATATAGTTAAATTGTTGATTAGTATCGGTTTGATCCACTTTCACATAATATAAGTTGTTTAGAGTTATTTATAATCGTTTTTCGAAGGTTTGCTTGATTATTTTCGTGTATTCTACCAAATCAACGTCCAAAAATGATGTATAATTATCTAAACATGTTTGTATTTGATCCCATTTCGGGTTTGTTAAGTCCTTCCATTTCTTTCTAATCGGCAGGATCATCCCGATTATTAACAGGGTTTCTATGCAAATTTCTCCATATAAAAAACTTTCTAATATTGGTGGCATTTCACCGTTATCTGAAAAATTGAATAAATGGGGAAATTTTATACCCTTATCTTTCAATGTCTCCATGTCTTTAGAGAAAACATAATTCAATGATTCTATTTTACTCTTCCAACTATAGTACACAATTTCCGCTTCATTGTCAACCATCTGAGGTAAACTTTTTTTCGGATTATCTATAAAATTCGCCAAATAAAAATCTCTTAGATTGTAATCGTATTTTTTTAATAACTTGCCGGCGAATCTTATTTTCGTTCTATTTTGGGGTGTGTCCTTGATTGGTTTCCCTGTGCTCTTCAAGGTTCCCCTATATTTCAGATAATCATATCCACCATTGAAATGAAGTTTCATTCCCCGGTACATATTATAAGATTCTGAAGCATCTAGTTTCATAGAGGTAAGGAACCCACTTTCGTGATATAATTTTTTCGTTGCGCTTCTTCGAACAAATTTGATTTTATGTTATCCGACATTAACTTTTTGATAGTTGAAGGTTCCATTCCTGTTTCTTCACAAATGTCTAGAATAGCTTCCATATAATCCAACTTGTATATAACTACACGCTTCTCCACTTCCGCCGAGAATGTTTTCATATTTTCTTCTAGTGATTTTATCATATTATATTCCTCTTGTCAACCTAAAGTTTTTTCTAATTTCAAGTAATTTACTCATATGTTCGGTTTTTATCGCCGATGTGAATAATTGTGGTTCAGAATCCCATACCGCTATTGGTAAGACAATCTGTTTAATTTTTGTCCCAGTCATTTCAAAATATGCCATAGCATAGAATGTACACTGAGTAATATAATCCTGAACCCATTCTAATTTCTTCGGTCTTCTAGAATTTTTGAAATCTATTACAGAAAGGACGCCATCAAATTCTGCGATACAATCCACCGTCCCCGCAATTTCAAGTGCATCAGAAACTAAAATTTCTTCTTGAACCCTGATATTATTGATCTTGTTTAGATGTGGTTTTATGCTTAAAAATAGTTCCCGTATATGTGGGAATACCGAACTAACGATAAAATCATTTTGAAGATATTGTTCTACAGATTCGTGTAGTATCGTCCCAATTTCAGCGGACTCATTTCGTATACGTTCCGCTTCCTTTTCGCCGACTCTTTTCTTCCATTTCTTCAAAAATGGTTTTTCCTGCGAGGATAGAACAGTAGTAATTGATGGATATTCTTTTTCACCATCAATTTTATATGTTCGTATTTCGCCGTTTATTTGTTCTATTTTTTGAATCGGTAACCCCGACTCTATGTGATTAAATATCATAAAGGACTAACTATTTTCTGTATGTTTTGCTTTTCTAAGATATACTCCCGCACAATGCCGGATCTAACGATATCAGAAATGCTAAATTGAATACATTTGAAACTACTCATCGCTTTCAAAATTTCCATGAATTCCTTGAAACCACTGTTCTTGAGATCGGATTGAAACCAGTCTCCACAAAACAATATTTTGCAATTGTTACCACATCGAGTGATAATAGAATCCAATTCATGAAACGTCATATTTTGACACTCATCTACTATAATAATGGCATTATCGAATGTAACACCACGAACAAAAGAAGTAGAGGAAAAATATAACTTTTCTTGTTCCTTCAATTCTGAGTATGCTAATTTGTTGCAATAAAGATCGCTACATATATTCTCATAGGGAACTTCATACACACTAATTTTTTCTTCGAGACTTCCAGGTAGGAAACCAACTTCTCTAGTTGGAACAACGGATCGAATTATGATAACTTTTCTATGATTCGTTTCTCTTCGTTGAACTTCTTGTAATGCCAAAAACATTGAAAGAAATGTTTTACCTGTCCCAGCGGAACCATGTAACACAAGATGTTTTCCTTTTTGGAATTCTTGAAAAACTGATTCTTGTGTTCTATTTTTTGGATCAATATGGCGCAAATCACGCTTTTGGGGTGGGGTAACTTTCGGAGTCCTTGGAGGTACCATTTTCTTCCCTTTCTCAACTTTTTTTATTGGTTTTTTCTTCGTCGGTTTAGATTTATCTGATTTTAATGCCATTTCCGCCCGGGTGTCCCTGTTTGATTCGTTGGAGTACTTCTGTCCACGCTGTATCATTCTTTTTAATACCGAGGTGAACTGGGTCACCAATTCTAATCGGGTTTTTTCCGAATAATTGCTTGACATTTTTTGAACCACACTTTGTACAAGGATCGGGGGTTTCCCGTTCTGATATAGATTTAAACTGTTCAATTATTTCCTGACAATTTTCGCATTTGTAATCATAAGCAGGCATGTTACTCTCACTTTATTTTTAAAAGTCCGAGTCGAGTGGATAACCAGACTTTCCCACACTCGGATATATGTCTATTTATAATACGAGTGACGGGACTTGAACCCGTTACCTCCACTTTATAAGAATGGTGCTCTCACCCGGTGAGCTACACTCGTGTTTGACTTATATTTAATGGTAACGTATTTACGACAAATAGTCAACCATTTTAATTATATTTTTCAAACATCATTCCAAATTAAGGTATCTCAAATATGGACGAGATTTCAAATATGTAAATCTATCGCTCGCTTCTGGAGTTCCAAAAACTAATCCATCATAAAACTCACTTGATGGAGCAAGATTAAAGAAATTTTGAGAGAAACTTGTTAAATCATCCTCTGAACTGTAAATGATAGAGGTGATGTAATATTGTTCCGGTTCGTTTTCTGTAAATTTAAAACCATAGACGTTCATTTATTCCCCGTTTAGTTTTATTCCTAGTGTATACTCGAATTGCAGTTTTCGTTAATTTGTATTCAATTCTGTTATCAATAATAGCACCATCAATTTCATATAATTCTTTTAAAACCTTCATTAAAGGTTCATCATGAGTCAATTTACCCCGTAGAGCAACTCTGGTCGCCTTATAACCATGATTCAATTCAAATCTAATTGATTTCGTTTGATCTGTTAGTTCTATTCTCATCATTTGGTTGTCCTTTCCTTAACCCTATAGTACTATTATAAGGGTTTTGAGATGGTTTGTCAAGGGTTATTTGAAAAGAAAATAAAAGAGGAAGAGGTGGGATTCGAACCCACGGAGTATCTCTACTCAACAGTTTTCAAGACTGTCGTCATAAACCAGACTCGACCACTCTTCCATTTACATAATACTCCAGGTAAGATTTGAACTTACACGCCCTAAACGGATAACTGGTCTTAAGCCGGTCGTGTCACCCATTCCACCATTGAGGCAATATGCCCACTGAAAGATTCGAACTTTCAACACTCCGTTTACAAGACGGACGCTCTACCAATTGGAGCTAAGCGGGCGAATTTTCTATATTCAATTGTCAAATATCAGGCGACCTGAATTTGAACCGGCGTCTTCGGATTCACAGTCCAATGTTCTAATCCGGACTAAACTAACGCCAGTATGCGATATGGAGTTGAAAGGAATCGAACCTTCAATTTCGGTGTGCAAAACCGATGTGTTCCCGTTAGCACCACAACCCCGATTTTATTGGCATTCAACCTCCTTCTGTCAAATTTATACATTTTTATTTTTATTTCTATACTACTAATATTAACG